ATCGGCGTGTAGTCAACAGCCGAGAGTTCTGGACGAATTTGTGTTCCGGTAGCTACGGCCATGGTGTTGGTTATCCCCTGCCGAGATAGCCGCCATAAGCCGTTCCAGCGGCTCCCAGCAGGCTTCCGAGCAAGGCATTCTTGGAGGAAGCATCAGCCGCAGCAGCGCTGCTCTGCGCCCCATAAATGGAGGTTTGATAGCGGCCAAGGTTGGCTGCATTCTGCATCGCCAGATTGACGCCCTGTCCGTAGTCCACGGCACGGGGACCAATGGCCTGTCCGCCAAGCTGCTGCACCAAGCCCTGCTGCTGGGCCCCGTAACCAAGGGCTCCCGACTGACGCCCGAGGATGGCTTGGAACGGATCGGCGCTGATGGCCCGATTCATGCCAAACGCCAACTGCCCCATCTGGGCAGCTTCAGCCCGACGCCGCGCCAGCACATCCTCACGGCCCAGAATCTCGGCAGCAATGGAGGACGTGTCGCCAAGGCGTCCACGCGCCAGCCCGGCCTCGCGGGCCTGCTGCTGCGCCATACGCATCTGTTCAGGGCTCACCTGACCAGACGTGGCGTAGGCCTGCTCCGCCTGTTTCTGCTGAAGCTCAGCCAGACGGGCGGCATAGGGATCAGCCGCACGCAGGGCAGCCGTAGCCCTAGCCCCATACTGCTCCACGTCGGCAATGTCAGCCGCACGTTGCGCTCCCAGCACCTCACGCTCAAGGCGTCCAGCCTGACGGGCAGCCTGCTCCTGAAGGCCAAGCACCCCGCCCATGTACGTCTGGAGGTCGGCTAGATTGAGGGCCGCATACTCAGGACGCAGCGTCCGCTCCAAGTCCAGCATCCGCTTCTGAAGCTCGGGGTCGGCCATCATCTCTGCCGTCCTGCGGTATTCTTCCGCCATGCTGATGGGCTGAGGAGCGGGAGGGGGAGTGGGAGTCTTGACGGAAGCCATGGTCGTTGCTGGCTAGTTTAGCACACACTAGCCGAGTGGGATAAGCCCTGAAGATGCGATTGTACCCCTTGTTACGAGTCCAACCGAGATAGGGCAGGAAGAAGGGGGCCTGCCCCACAAACCACTGCAAAGCGCCCTTTCCTGCCGCATAATGCACATACCAGCAATCTGGCTGGCTGGGGTGCCAATCAGCCTCACCAATCTCCTTCCTGACAGGCTTGGCCAGAAGCAGCCTATCAGGCGTGGAGAAGACGTAGCCGTGGCAAAGGTAGAAGCCTAGGTCCTGCTCAAAACTCCAGCCCTTCGACTGGTAGTAGGCTTTGGCTTCTTCTATCGGACTCAATCCGCTCAGTCGTTGCTTGTTTTGGCGTGGAGGTAGTACGTCGTTCCGCCAACTACAATCGTAATGGTGCGGTCTGGAGATGTCGGGCTCACCGTATTCACCGTGTTTCCGATGGAAATTGCCCCAGTGATTGCCGCAATTCCATTCACGGAAAGGTCGTTGGAGGTGCTGATGGTGCCGCCAAAGGTGCCTGTGCCTCCACACACAAAATCACCACCAGTGGCGACCGTCAGGGTTCCGGTGCTTGCGCTCCAGCTTGGGGCTTTGGTGGAAAGTTTTGTTGGCGTAACGCCCCCATTGAGAATCTGAAGCTGGCCACCACCCGTCACCTCAAGCCCGCCGCCAGAGGCGCACGTCCCGGAGCTTCCCGACACGAACGAAGCGGAGTCAACGAGGCTGCTGAGCTTGGCCGAAGTCACCTGCTCAGTGGAACCGAAAGTGTAGCCCTTGGATAGGATAGCCATGATTAAACTAGATTGATGGTGTAAACAGTTCCGCCGGTTTGGGCTTTGAAATCAGTACCATCATACCAGATGGTCCCGTCCTGAGCGCCAGCCGGGGTGGTTCCTCCGGTGCTGGACAACTTCAGTACATTGTCTATGGTCACACGGTCGGAAGAGACGTAGAGCCTAGCAGTACCTCCTCCAGAAAATCCTATCTTGTCTGTGCTGTCGTAGTACATTCCGGTGTCTGTGTCGGCAAACGTAAACGCAGGAGCCCCTGCCGTCCCGTTGTTCGTAGCCTTCACCAGATAACCACTAATCTGACCACCGGCATTAATCTGTCCGTTGGCTGAGATGGTTCCAGAAGCGTTAATGCCGCCCTGAGAAGTGTTGCTGTTGGTGGGAGCGGAAGACCCAATCCCAATGTTTCCATCCACCCACAGATTTCCAGCATCCGACGTGTAGACGCTTCCGCTGCTAAGCTCTCGCCTGACGTTCACCAGTCCATAGGTGTCGATGACCAATCGCTCAACTCCCACGTTGGCCGCAGGGCTAACATTGGTGTGCATCCTAATCTCAGATGCCGCGCCCTGACCTGCCTGAAGCAGGAGATAGCCTCCAGCCCCAGCCGTGGGATAGTCGTTGCCCACCAAGTCAATCTGAGCGCCATTGCTTGAGCCGTTGTTGGACGCTCCGGTGATGGTTAGGACGGCGTTATTAACCGATCTGCGGATGCCAATGGTCGAGTTGATGACCAGAGCATTCGTGAACGTAGCAGACGTTACGGTTGGGGAAATGATTGACCCGTTACGAACCGTGATTGAGTTGAACTCTGCGTTTCCAGTTCCATCAATGTTCCAGCCAGACGACCCGCTGCTGAACCCGGTTGACTGGATGTAGCCTCCATTGACAGAGATGTTGCTGCTGGTAATGGTTCCAGAAGTAATCTTGCTCGCCGCAACAGTCTGAATGAGAGCATTCTTAATGTACACCGTACCACCACTCACCGTGAACGGAGACTCCTGAGCAGTTCCATCCGAATTGATGATGGAGAAGTAGTCAGCCTGTACGACAAACTCCGTACCCTTTGCCGTGTAGGCCCCGCTGACGGTGTAGGTTTCAGTGCTGCTACCAGAAGGTAGGGAGTAGGTGAAGGTGGTGGTATTGCTCACCGTCACCGTGTAAGTACCATTCGGGTTTGTCGTCGAGTACCCAAGACCCGTCATGCTCACCAGATTGCCGTTGCTGTAGCCGTGCGCCGTAGACGTAACGATGGTGACTACATTGGCTGACCTTGTGGCTGAAGAGATGAGCTTCCCGCCATCCTGATTCGTCGCCCTGAAGCCTAGGATGCGCTGGCTAGGGCCAGCCGCAGTAGGCGTCACCATCAACACATACTCATCCGCAATGCTGTCCACCCGCGTGTCCTGATAGCGATTCCAGACGCCAGACTCGTAACGATAGAGGATGTTGTTCTCGGACGTGTTAATCCAAACGTCCCCCTCATTGGGAGCCACGGGAGAGGTGGCGGACCGCGTAATCTTCTTAGCCAGATTGGTCGTAATCGTGTCCGTTACAGGCCAAGAGGCTACGGTGGCAAACACCGGCCCAACCACATTGGAAAACCTGCCATTCCTAGCCTCCACCTTAATCCAGTAGTAGCGGGCCGTCCCTGCCACCAGATTCTCACGGAAGAAAGTCCTCTGATCCTGCCCAACAAAGAAGGACGGGGAAGCTGGAAGAGTGGATGTGGCACTCTCGTAAATCCACGTCTTTAGCGGAGGAGTGTTCTGCGTCCACAGCCAGCTAAGCTGGATGGACTCCACGCCAGAGCTGAAGGACAGGCTCGTAGGATCATTAGGCGTAATCCCATCGTCGGGGGCATACCCATCCGAATTGGTGGCACCATCCCAAACGGACTCATCAATCAGCTTGTTGAGCCTGATTGCGGTGGCCTTACGGCTAGCCCAGTCCTCGTTCCTGTCCGAGAACCTATATCCTGACTTGATGATTCCCATTAGTCTTCCGTAGTTACGGCCCCATCAATCAGTATTCCGATGGACCTGACGGCCCTGAGCTTGGGACGGCCCCTGCTTGGGGTGACGGTGAATTGAGCACCATAGCCACGCCTGTTGCCAACGCGGCCACGGATGGAGATGTCCTCGGCGGCAGGCACATATTCGCTGGAGTTGATGGTGTAGACACTGCCAAGCGAGACGGTGGAATCGGGGTTCTCCATTTCAATGGAAAGCGCGGCATCCGACTCAATGTTGGATGCGCTCTCCATGTGAATCTCGTAGGAGTTGAATTTCTTCCTGTCCATCGTCCCGTAGGTGTATTGCCTAGTGGTGACGTAGCTGTCTATCTCGTAATTTTCAGCCGAATCGCCAATGGACAGGCAGAGGCTGTCCAAGTAGTCGGTGTTGGTCTGGGCCGTGGCCTCATCAATCATATGGATGCCGCCATCCTTGCTGATGGTGTGCAGACGATTGATAATGCCAGCACCCGACCTGACAAACCCGATGATGTTCCAACGCGAGTCATTGATGACATCTATCGACTCCCACCCTTGGTTGAGAAAGTTGTAAACCAAGATGACGTTGTTCACCGTAGAGCTGTCCAGCGGCACCGCCAGATAGTAGCGGTTGTCGTGGTAGATGGCCACGGAGTTTGAGGCATAAGTGCGATTGATACGCCTGATAACGGGATTGATTGCCTCGGAGAGGGGAAGATTGGCCCCGCGCAGGTTGTAGAGCTGGTCGAAGTCCACGGAGTACACCCCGTTGTCGGACAGGAACAGGATTTGGTTGCCCACCTGAACAATCGACTTGCGGGATACGGCCCCGATTTCACGGGTGATTTCCTGCACGGTGGTGTTGCCTAGGTCGGCTCCCACGCCCCTGATGAGGTGGATGGAGTTGCGGGCGAACACCACCAGATTGTCCTCCGCAAAGGGCTGTAGGCCGACGATGAAGTCGGCTGCTCCTGACGCAATCTTGAACTGGTTCTGAATCTGGTCGTAGGTGTGCTCGTCCAGAATGTCCGACGCAATGAGCTCGTCCTTGGTATTCCTAGACGTGATGACGGGGCTTCCTGACGTGCCCGTCATGGCGTAATTGAACGGCATCCACAACCTACGCTGATGGTAGATGGCCCAAGGCGGGGCAGGCATATGGGTGAAGCCAAGCCCGATGGATTGCCTCTTGCCCACGGCAATGGTGGCATTGGTGATGTTAGCTGCATCCGCCTTGAACAGGAATGTGTTGTCCGTCACCTCATACACGCGGTATTCGGTGAGTGGATTGAGGTCGGTGGCGCCCTTGTCGCTCACCATCACCAAGTCACCCACCTCAATGGCATGAGCCGTAGCCTCCACAGTGACTACTCCATCGGCAATGTCTGTGTTCCCCGCCGTGTCGTAAACCAACGGCTGCGTGTAAACGCCCCTATCCACCAGCTTAAACGGGCTGCTAATAGACGCCGAAGACACCACCCACCCAGACTGATTGCTCCCACTGTTGTCGTAATGGACCTCGGTGGCCGTCACGTTCTTGACGGTGAACGTGCCATTGGGATTGGTGCCCGTGTAGCCAGTGATGCCAGATACGACGATGGTGTCGCCCTTTTGGACATGATGGTGGCTTGCCAGCGTGAGCCTAGCCTCATTCCCCTGCCTCAAGGCTGACGTAATGGCAGGAATGAACCCATGCCACTCAAACGCCACCTGCCCGTCCCTGAAGATGAACAGATTTTCAAACGCCTGAAGAACGTGGCAGCTTGAGTCCACCGTGTTCCCAGTGGGATAGTTGACGGTGGTTGCGGCCAAGGTGCTGGTGTTCACCAGAATGGCCGAGCTGTTGGTGGCCAGCACCACATACTCCGTGGAGGCGCTATTCGGATCGGAATACAGGGCCGTCCCATACACGGCATTCACCGCCGAATCATTCAGATTGAAGGGCAGGTTGATGGGCAGCACGGGAGCCCCTGCCCCGCTGGTGATGTTGGCAAAGACGTTCCGATAGCCCCTGCGCGTCTGCCATGCTCCATCAACATCCATGCGTCCATTCTGGGACGCGGCCACCTCACCCGGCTTTAGTTGATCGGGACGAAGGCGTTGATTGATGCGGGCAAAGGCCGTGTCCCCGTCTGCAACAAACGGACTGTCCGTCCTCCCGTATGAGGCGTATCTGGGCATACGCCTATCCTACCAC